CCCATTTTTCAGAAAATCTGTCAATTACATTAACGTCGCTTTTTTCTATACCTGAAATAAGCGAATAATCTGAAATAAATGTTTCGACATCAAATTTATTACCAAGAAAAACAGTGCAATCTGATTTGTTTTTACATAAAGATCCATCTGATAAAACCAAACCAAGTATGCGCATGAATGCTAAAGTTTTTTCTCGCTCTATTAAACTGTCTATTTTCCATTTTTTTTCAATATTTTGATTATAACCATTTGTATAATTAATAGTCAAACACCATTTGTCATTTTCTTCTTCTAAATTGTCTAGTGGATAGTCTAAACCAGTTACAATTTTTGAGTTAATTGGAATTTTTAAAGCTTCAACCCATTCGAAAATTTCTTTATCTTTCATTATAAGAATCTTATGATCTGGAGTGCATTTAATTGTCCGACCATCCTGTAGGGTAAGTTTTATAACATCTTTGATTCCTTGTTTAATAACTCCACCGTGAACAGTTCTAATAAAACCTGCATTTTCCCATCCAATTAATTCTTGTTTATTTTTTTCTGTTACTAGTTTTTCAATTGGATATGATGTTCCATTTCCCATAGAAATATTTGTTCCAGCAACAAAACAGAAACAACTCTTCAAGCCACTAGTTATACCTGAAGTTCTTGAAATAATATTTATAATATCGGGATATTGTTTTTTCTTTTCTAGTTGCATAACAATACTTTTGATAAATCTTTTAAAAAGAGTTCTGAAAAGTTCACAGCAGAGAACTCCTGCCATCTCAACTCTTTTATTTGAGTAATTATCTCTGTCATCTTCTTTTCTTATACCAATATAAGTACAGAGAAGTTTATTTACCATCATACCGAGGAAATAAGATTTTTCTTTTATAGTAGCAAAAATTCCCATGTGAGGTAAAAGTTCATTCTCGACAACTTGAGTTGTGTAGTCAATCTTTTTATCATCTTTGATGACATGAACAGTGAATTGACTGATGTATTTCAGAGCATCTTCTTGTGTTTTTATATGGTAAGAATCTCTGACTATAAATTTTATGTATTTTTTAATTTTTTCATTATTATCTTTGTTCCCAATTATATTCGAAATGTCTTCTTCCGTTAGAAAACCCAAAGCTTTGAATAATATTCCAACTGGTATGATTTCTTTAATATATGGAATGTTAAATACAATAGATCTATCATTCACACCAATTTTGGCTTGTAAAAGAACTGAATGACCAGTTTCTTCGGACATACTTCTGACTTCACAAACATACTTCCACTTATCATTTGGTTTTTGTAGAAGAACAATTGGTTGATTATAAACACCTCTTAATTGACCAACTAATGCTCTTTCTTTACCTCTTATTATAAAATATCCGCCATAATCTTTTTCACATTCACCTTTGTCAACGCGTTCTTTTAATGTCAACTTTTTCAAGTTACATTTATCAGAAAGAAGCATGATTGGTGTTCGTCCAATAATAATTCTATTATGAACAGTTATTTCGGGATCCTTACCATCTGTTTCAGTTTTTTCAATTACATCAACAAAAATCGGAGAATCATAAGTAAGATCTCGTTGTCTTGCTTCTGATGGAAACATTGGTCTGACTGTTCTGTCTTCTTCAATTACAGAAGGCTTTGGTATGTATATATTTTCAAAAGAAACAGTATATTTTTGATCAGGACTTAAATTAACAACAATATCAGATTCAGTAATAACTCTTTGAACACCATTATTTATATAATCATTGAATGTATCAACTTGATGAGACACGAAACCTTTCTTTTTAAAGAATTCGTTGATTATATTCCATTTATAGTTTTCAGATAACATTACTTTTTGATTACTTACGGTTGATGATAAGTTCTAGAAAATTCAAATTTAAAATCAATTTTTCAATTTTAAATTAGGTTAATAAAATAAAAAATATATCTTCATTTTTTAAATATACATAGTTATTTGTCTTTTGTATTTTGTGTATTCTTCATAAATACAATAATATTTCTGCTTTTTTTTTAATACGTTGCAATCATCTTCTTTTTCTTTACCGTCACCACTTCTTTTTCTCTTTAAATTGACACGATCGTCATCTGTTCTTTTTCGTTTTTTAGTCAACATATTTTTATATTTATTTTATGTTTTTATATCTTATTTATTCAGATATAAAAATAAAAGTATATTTCCTAAAAATAAAAAATGTCTGAAATAATAGTTTGTGTCTCTGGGTATTTTAATCCTCTTCACGTTGGTCATCTAGAATATTTAGAAAAAAGCAAAAATTTAGGAACGAAATTAGTTGTGATTGTAAATAATGACAAACAAGCTATATTGAAAAAAGGCACATCTTTTATGCCGGAAAATGAAAGACTTAAAATATTGAGAAGTTTGAAAATTGTTAATATGGCTGTTTTGTCAATCGATGAAGATAGAACTGTTTGTAAAACACTAGAATCAATAAGACCGGACATATTTACAAATGGAGGAGATCAAACTAATGAAATCATTCCTGAAAAAAATATTTGTGAAAAACTTAATATTAAATTGGTTGATGGTCTTGGATTAAAAATACAATCATCTTCTTGGTTATTATCAAAGTAGTAGTTATAAATAATTTCACTATGGCATCAAGTTATAATTAAATATAATTTTAAAAATTGAACTTTTTAAAATTTTTGTGTATAAAATAAATAAATAAGATGAATAATTTTACTAAAGATGATATTAAACATTGGAAGTGCATATGGAATGATATCTTATCAGATGTTGATTTTAGAAACTGGATCACAAACAAAAATTTATCATACTATCACATTTATAAAAATGGAAAAGTTATTGATCTATCTAACCCAAATTCTAATAAAAAAAGCGGAACGTTATATATGCAATTTCCAGGTAACTTGGCACACTTTATGACATTTAAAGAAACAAACAAAAATGTGATTTTGTTTGATTCTTCATATCCAGATGGTACATACTCTGGATGTTTCCCAGATTTTTCTTACACGGTAGTTAACTTTTTCAAAAAAACAATTATTTTCAACAAAGATTTCGATACACCTCAAAATCACAAAAACGATTCTTTCTGTCAAACTTGAACTCTTTGTCATTTACTTAATACAAAAAAATCCAAAGAATTGGTGAAATCGTCTAAAAAAGATTCAATTAATGCATTATATAACATTTGCAAACATATTATTGGAATGTCTGTTTTTGAAGAAATTTGCACCCAACAAGAATCTTGGATAAATAAAAACTTAAAAAAAAAATAAAGCTCCTAAAAAATGGGATTCCAAATATTTTCTAAACTACTCTAAACAAATGACTAAAGAAATGTTTTATCAATTATTCTAGATATAAATTAAATTTATCCTTATATTTATCCTTATATTTACTCATGTTATCATTCTACTTTTTAATATCCATAAATTTCTCTCGAACAAATGCTTTCTTTTCTATCTGTAAAGAAATCATCATTTTTTGAAGTGTAAACAAACACTCTTTTTTTATATGATTCAATATCATATATTTCAGGGTGATATCTATTCAACATCTTAGAACATCTTATAGTAATGCATTTTTCCCCAAACATGCAATTGGTTCCCTCAGAGCAACAAATGCAAAAATATTTATAACATTCAGTGCATGTTCTTGATGTCGGGAAACATTTTACAAAGCTATAATGCCCATAAGTCGACGATGTTAGAAAGAAATGATTGTCGTTTTGAGTTACGATAGGATTAATCACCCTGTCATATTTAACAGCATCCACTTCAATCCATTCCACATTTTTTATTCTATCCAATGTTGGAATGAATCTGTTTCTATGGAAATCAAAATCGGTCCATTTTTTTCTTTCGAGTTCAGAAAGAACGTACGAAAATGAAATTCCATGAACCCATCTAAAAGTCGAAGATCTATCATAAAAAGACATTTAAATATCAATGATATTTGAATAAGTGAAATTTATATTTTTTATAACCAAAAATGATGTCTAATTTTTTTTATTGTATTATCAAACCTTTATCTTTCATAGTCTTGAAAATTTTATCACATAAAATCTTTCTATCAAAATCGTACCAAAAGATATATTTACGGATCATGTCAATGTCTTCCGTATCATCTATTTTAATTTTCAAATTCTTTTTCAATTTCATAGATTCTATATCAGATTTGCTATTTTTTTCTAATTTTTTCCATAATTTATTATCTTCTTTCGATGGATGAATTTCTAAATTTTCCAAAATATCTATTAGTTCAAACATATCAAACGTGTGACAGACCTTTCCAGAAGGAATTTTATTCTTTTTCGTCGTCTTTTCTTTTAAAATTTTCACTAATTTAAAATTCATAATTTCAGTCTTTTTATCTTTTTCAAGAAAACCATAGTAACCATATGGGTTGTTTTTAATATTTTCAACATCCATATTTTCATCTTTATTTATAAATAGTTCAACTTGTTCATCTTCACAGTCTTTCCATCCATCATCTATATTTTTCAGATATCTCAATTTATTGTAATTTTTTATCTTTTCATCGAATAATAACCATGAAATGTAAATATCATTAATTTTTTTAAATTTTCCAACAAAAACCTCTGTCAATAAATAATTTCTGTGAAATTCATTTGTTTTTGTATCATTTTCTTCGGCTATTATGCAATATTCAAGTAGTAATTCCTGTGATTCCATATCTATTTTCTTTAAAATTCCAAAAATTCTCTTTTTGAAACGTTTATGTTTTTCGTCGAGATTGAATAATGAATCTATTAAAACAGGTGCATTTTCAATTGTTAATTGTTCAAAATATTTATCAAAAGCATCATCTTCAACGACATTTGGATTTTTTGTGTAAAATTCAACTAACACATCGTTATCTGAAAAATCATCTGTTAGAAAAAATATATTATTATGCTCTTTTAGATAGCATTGAATATTGTATTTATTTAAAATTCTTTCTTTGTCAACAATCAAATCATATAAAATTTGTAGTAAATAATTTTTTTTTACAGATGGAAATACTTGTTTCAAAATATCGAAATCAATTTTGAAAGTGATTCGAAATATTTCTAAAATTTTATTTTTAATATCTGTATAATTTTTTGAATTTTTAAAATGATAGATAAAATTTGTTGTATCATCTATTACTGGTTTATAATTTCTTCTAATATCATCACATTCATATTGACATTTCATATATTCACAATCTCTCAAAGTATCATAACCTGATAATAAATTTCTTTCCTTGTTAGTTGAACAATCAACGGCAGCCTCTTTCATTAGTCTTTCTATTTTTTTAATATTCACATCTTTTATTTCCGATATTTTGTAAAATTCAATATCAACCGATGGAGTTTTTTTATCATTTGAGATGGCTACATATTGAAAAATTTTTAATACAGGAAATTCTATATTCTCAGTTTTACAATCTTCAATTACTTGAGTTGTGTCTTCGGTATTATCTAAATCATAATTATACCCCATGTCATTTAATTTTTTTTTACAATCTTTAATTAAATCAATATGTGATCTAGATCTAAATCCTCTTGCAATAGATTGATCTATTTCAGCATAATTGTAATGTGGAGTGATTATATGTTCTTCTAAAATATTTTTAAAAGAATACCCTTCCGATATTGATCTAGATCCAAGAACTACACTAATGTATTCCCCATGTCTATTTTCAGGTCTATTAAATTTATCTTTAAGATTTGAAAAATCTGTTTCAGTCGTTAGAAAAAATCCAAAACGTTTACCTTTTGTTTTCTCTTCACCGGATGCACTAGAAAATCCAAAATTTTTCAATAATAATGAAAAAAGTATTAATCCACTTCCAGTAACTGAATTACAATAAACAAATGAACATTTTTTATTTTCATAAGCATTCAATAGTTTTTTTATCACTTCTGCATATTTTGGAGAATACTTTTTAAGTTTTTCAAGTTTTTCTTCATTATTTTTCCCCGATATTGCAGATATTACATCATTTGATAAACTAAACCCCCCGTTTTTTGAACGTTTTATGTGTTTTTGAAACCCAGCCTTTCCATATGTGTAATTTCCATTTGAATCTGGAAATATAAATAACGATGCTTGTCTTGAATGATAATAAAAAGATGAAGATGATTCATTATTTGCTCCATCGAATAATTTCCTCTTACCAACTGTTTTAAAAACATCTCTGAAATTCCCAACTCTACCTCTTCTTTTAACTAGTCTTCTTTCTTCATCTTCTTCATCATCATCATCTTCATCTTCATCTTCATCTTCTTCTTCAGTGTCATCTTCTTCAGCTTCTTCTTCAGTGTCTCTTAAATCTTTTAATATAAATTCAGTTAAATCTTTTGAACTATTTGATTTTATAGAGTGTTCTATATTTTCTTTGGAAATTTTAATTATATTTACATCTTTATATTTTAAAATTACTTTATTGTCTTTGATATCGTATTTGAATTCATATATATAAATATCATCTTTATTATAATCTGTAATGTTAAAATCTTTATATAATTCTTCATCTAAAATAAACCCATAACCAGAAGAATTAGAATCAGTTTTAAATTTAACATATGTCGTTGAATTATCTTTCTTTTCTTCTTTCTTTTCTTCCTTCTTTTCTTCTTTCTTTTCTTCTTCTCCTTCACCTTCACTTTCATCTTCTTCGTCTTCAGTTTCAGATTCTTCAGATTCAAATTCATCCGTTTCTTCATCCGTTTCTTCATCGCTTTCAAATTCTTCATCTTCTTCATCGTTTTCAGTCGACAAATCTTCTTTTTCAAAATTTTTAAACTTTTTATTATCTTTTTTGTAAGCAGTTTTATAAACTTCAGTCTGTTCATCCGACATTGTAACAGGATAAACAGTAAAATATTTTAATGACGGAACTTTTTGTCCAATAAATTTTTTTTGAACCTGTGATGTTATTGCTTTTAAATATGAAACTCGACCTTTAAATTTATCTTTTAACTCTTTCTTTTTTGATTCCTTTACACTAAAAAAATCCCCATCTTTTTCAAAAAAAATTCTCGTGAAATCTGATTTGACAGGTAATTGTTCATCTATTGGTAATATCAAATTCATCACACTAGCTATTTCTTTAAAACTATCTTTCATTGGAGTTCCTGATAATAATATAACTTTAGAATTTTTAATATTATGAAGCAACCTATGAAATTCCTTATAAGGATTGACATTATAAGGATGATTTTGTTGAATTGAATTATCGTTATTATTTTTATAGATAAATTTATTATTTTTATCTTTAACAGCAACCCAACTTTTATTCATTTTCTTAGGTTTATCAGATGAATGAACTTTTGTCAATGGATTATACCATTCTTTTTCGGTTTCGTCATAATACCAAATATTATTTGTATTTTTATTTAAATCTTCTCTTAGATTATGAATCTCATCTATTGCAATAATTTTATTTGAAAATTCATGTTTAATCCTTTCATCATCATAACTACTTAAACTATTTGAAAAAGTTATAAAAGTTTTAAAACTGTAAAATTTTTTAATCGATGAGTTCAATCTCAATTTTTTTAAATTGTCAGATAAATTCTCATAATTTGGAGGATAATAGTCATCTGTATAATCAACAAGCTCTTTTTTGAAATTTTTTAAAATAGATATACCTTTTCCAACTATAATGGCTCCATCAAAATTGTAATAATTTTCTTTTTTTATATTCTCTATCGCTGAAATCGTTGCTCTTGATTTACCAGTACCCATCTCATGAAATAAAAGTAATTGATCATAAGGTGTATAAGATGATAAAAATTTCATTACAAATTTCTGAGCTTTAAACAATTTTTCACCTTCAATCGGAATATCATTTTTTATAATTTTTTCATCATTAAATTCTTTCTTTGATGAAATTGATAAGTTAAAATTGTCATATGGATTCAACAGATCATTTTCAAAATTATGAATATTCGAATACTTAGGTAAAAATTCTAATATATCACTTTCCATTATTTCTTTATTTTAATGATAATTTATTTCATAAATATAAAATTTTAATATTTATGAAATAATGAGAATAAAATGAAAGAAAACATTCTTTTTACATCAGCTGGTGATAATACAAATTTTTATGATTTATGGTGTGATGATAATAGAGATTATGACATCTTTGTTTGCTATTACGGAAATGATGAAAACAACGATAAATACAAAGAATATAGTGACATTTATTTAAAAAGAAAAGGTGGAAAAATGCAAAATTTTCATCACGTGTGGGAAAATAACATTGGTAATATTAAAGATTACAAATCGTTTTATATAGTTGACGATGATATCATTATAAAGACTGAGCAAATAAATGAACTTTTTAGATTATTCAAAGAATTAGATGTTTGGATTTTACAACCATCTTTTGAAGATGTTGAAGATTCATGCATAAGTCATGGAATAACTAAACAACGAAAAAAAATAAAATATAGGTACACTAATTTTGTAGAAATCAACACCCCATTTTTTTCCAATTATTCAATATCAAAATGTATGGAAAGATATAATATAACGTTGACTGGTTATGGAATTGATATACTATTTTTGTATGCTCTTGGAATAGATAAAGAAAATAAATATGTCGTTGTTGATTACATATCTTGTGTTAATCCCAAAAAAAAGGAAAGGGAGATTGATAAACTAGAACCGTATGCAATTAGATACAATAAATGGAAAATGATTCAAAAATCGTTAAAATATGAAGAAATTATTCATAAAATATTTTCGGAAGTTAAATAAAATCACTAATATAAATGAAAATCCTTATTCTATACCAAGGTTATCCACGCATTTCTCATTCATACCAATCCGCTGAAGCAAATGAACTTCATAAAAAACATCAAATAATGATCATCTCTTTTGATTGGGAATTATTCACACTATCTAATACACATTTACCTTACACTTTTAATCATCCACTCAAGGAAATTAAAAATATTATTAAATTTAAACCCGATATTATTCATTGTCATTATCTGAATAATTTCAATATATGTGAAAAACTTAGTAGGGAATTAAAAATTCCATTCACGATCAAAAGTCATTCATTTGATATTCTTGAGAATGATTTTAATGTCCCGAAAAGATACACGAAACAAATAAATGAAAATAAATATTGCTTGAAAATCATAGTATTTCCCGAATTTTACGATAAACTATTAAGCTTTGGTATCCATGAAAGCAAATTATTACCTATGTATCCAACCATTAATATAAAAAATTTTATAAATTTAGACATTGAAAATGGTCCTAATATTATGAGCGGCGGCGCTTTTTTACCTAAAAAAAATATCACAGGATTTATTTCACTTTCAAAAAAGATTAAGGAGAGATTTCCAGATAAAATAATTACTTATTACAGCGTTTTGGAAAACAAAAGTTACTACGACGAAATTTTAAAAGTCAATGAAATCAATGGTAATCCTGTTAATTTTGTAACGGTTCAACCTGAAAAAATGCCTCTTGAATATAAAAAACATCAATGGCTTATTTACACTGCTTGTCCTGAAAAGAAAACGGTTGGAAATCCTTTAATGATAGCAGAAGCACAAGCAAGTGGTGTTGGGGTGATTATGTATAAATTAAGAGATACACTTGACGATTTTGTGACAGAAAATGGATATTTACACACAAACGATGATGAAGTTCTTGAAATAATATCATCAGATTTTGATTCAGACAAAAGAAAGAATGCTATTGAAATTGCAAAAGAACGATATGACATAGAAGACAAAATTAAAGATATCGAAAACATATGGAAACCTTAAAAAAATAAAATGGATTCTTTTATTTTTGTTGATTTATAAAAAAAAAGTATATAATAAAAAAATGGATTATTTAACAAGACCAGTCGTTTATTTAGATTCAAATGATTTTGATGATAAGGGAAATATTATAAACCCAGATATACCAAAAGATAAGCCTATATTTATAATGATGCAAGCAAATTTTTGCGGGTTTTGTAAAATGGCTAAACCCGATTTTCTAGAATTTGCAGAAAAAAACCCAAATTTTTTCGTTGCTTCAATACAAGCTGATAGCAAACATCCAGATGTTGCAAATTTTAAAAACAAAATTCAAAAAATTTATCCAGATTTAGTTGGATTTCCTAGTTATATGATTTACGCACAAGGAAAAAGAATCATTTATAATGGAGGAAGAAGTTATAAAGATTTACAGACATTTGCTGACGGATTCCCAGAATATCTAAAATCGATTTCTGGTTAACTATAACAACCACATATTTACCATAATCTTATTTTTTACATCGAAATATTATTAGATTACTTAACAAAATGTATTGTTAAGTAATTTGAATTATTTTCCGAGTTTTATTTTAAATGGAAATAATATATAAAAAAAAATTTATGATAAATAAAAAGATGAATGTATTTTTTAATAACAAGCAAATTATTATAACTGAACTTGATTCGGAAAAAACTATAAAAAATAAAATTAGCGTTCAACTTGGAACATTATCAAAATATTTATATTTCCCTAATGGATTTCCAAAAACTTTCAATGAAAATCAAAATTATGTCGTAGAAGATTTATTGGAAACCATTAAAACTTACGTTTCAAAAAAATTTGATTTTACTGAACTTTATAATATTTTAAAACCTAAATTTACTATGCCATTCAGTGTCTATTCAGATGTGATAATACCATTTATCATATATAATAAAACATTTACAGAAAATTTAGACGCTTATAGTTCAATGGGTAACATGTTTACAAGTAGTTTATTAGACCAATTATATATATCTTTGACTGATCTGCAAATATTATTTGAGAAAAACGAATTGCTTTCAAAATTGACAGACTACAGAAAACAAATTCAAATTTTTGAAAAAAATATCAAAACCGAAATATCAAAAGAAAATGAAATAATAAATTCACTAAATGAAATACTTGATCTTGAAGGTATTAAACACACGGATTTCCAATTAGAAGAAAATGTAATAGAAATAAAACTTGATATTCCTCCTATTTTTTCTATTCTTGATATTTTTAATTTTATTGAACTGAATTCAAATATTCAATTTGCTTCATGTAATGGATTTTACAAAATATTTGGAGATTTTATTGCACCTGAACATTGGATAATAAATGATGAAGATCAAATAGTTTTATACATTTTAAAAACCAAAAGGGTTAAAAGAAAAAAGAAACCAACTAAAGAAGAATCCAAGGAAGAATCCAAGGAAGAAGAAGAGGAAGAAGAGGAAGAAGAGGAAGAAGAAGAAGAGGAAGAAGAAGAAGAAGAAGAAAAAGAAGAAACAGCTGAAGACGAAACAAAACTTGAAAAAAAGATGAGAAAAAAATTCGAACAAAAATATGATTCTTCATTCGTAAAAGTTTTAATAACTAGTGATTTCAACGTTATTTTTGATTTCAATATAAATCAAATTTCAAAAGAAACTGCGATGAATACGTTTTTTAGTATATTTCCTGAACATGAAGTAAAAATAATATCTGAAAAATGCACTTTAATTAGAGGTATTTTTGATTTCCCTAATAAAAATTTGAATAAAACAGTTCTATGTGATCTTATTATGACAAATGATATTTTCAGTCATTTTATAACTATCGATGAGAGTAAAGGAATTGCTTTTTCAAAAACAACTCTTCATTTCAATCATGAAAGCACGGGTGAAATAACAGCAAGTTTAATAGAACAAAAGGGTGATAAATATAAAAACAATGATGAAGAAGAAGACGAATATTTTTCTAAAAATTCTTATATACAAATTCATATCACAAAATGTTCAAATGAGAAAAGCGTTGAAAATTTTCAACATATACTTAGTCGGTTATTAGAAAAATATTACTTGGAATTTGAAAATGTGGCAAGAATATATAAAATATATTTGGACGATTTTGAAGACACAACCAAAAAAAATAAAAAACAAAAAATTAACACTAAATCTCTTGGTTCAAAAGCAAAAGATTTGGAAAAATTAGAACCAGGGATTTTCATAAAAGGTAAATATATTAGAAATATATGCCAACAATACCCTCACAATATAGACAAAGATTATGAAAATTATCAAGAACATTTATCAACTGGAAAACCATTGAGTCCAAACAACTTGTATAAAAAATCATTAGATGAAAAAACAGATATATTAATATTTCCAAAGAAAGAAATGAATGGTTTTAAACCTAGAAGATATATTTGTAATGTTGATAGAAATGTAAAATTAGGGAAAACTTTTCCAGGTATGAAGGAAAATAAATTGAAAAATAAAAAAATGTTTAAACATTTACCTTGTTGTTTTAAAATAAGTCAAAATACAAAAAGTAAAATAAAACATTTAAAAAAGAAGTCTCCGAGTATATTAAATTTATTTAAATTTGAAAATAATGAAGAAGACGAAGAAGAAGACGAAGAAGAAGAAGAAAATGAATACGAAGAAGAAGACGACGAAGATGAAGATGAAAAAAAATATGTTGCGAATAAAAAAGTTGAAGATATAAAAAATGAACTCGTGAAACATCAACAAGATAAAATTAAAACAAATAAATTCGTAAAAGAACTATGTAGCGGAATGCTTCCTCCAAAAATAAATTTGTTTTTTGAAAATATACAAAATGATATAAATTATACCTTCTATAGATTCGGCGTTAAAAGAAGCCCTAATAGTTTTATAGATTGCATTCAAACAATTCATCTTTTATCTGAAAGAGATGACAGTTTTTGGCTATATACAGAAGATTTACGACGTCAATTATTTTCTAAAATGGCCATTTTATCTAAACAAGAAAATTTCGAAAGCACTGTTAAAAACATTGAAAGTGATATTAAAAAGGTAAACACGTATTTTAACCCATTAAGTTATATAAGAATACTTGAAGAATATTATAAGTATAATATTTTCATTTTTATAAGGGATGATAATAACGATGAATATCTAAAAATACCATTTTGTAAGGAAGGATATTACAAAAAAGAAAATAAAAACAAATGTGTTTTCATATATGTTCATAAAGGTAGTGAAAGTGATGCATCTGAAGATCCTCAATGCGAAATAATTGCTTTATCTAACAATAAGTCTGCCAATGATATACAGTGTGAATTTGATTATGATTCCGAAATTTCTCAAAAAGTAATAAATATGTTTAATAAATTGGACAATGTGTACTACATTGAAGAAAATGATCACGATCAAATAGAAAAATTAAACATTTTATCACAATTTATAGACAATAAGGGAAAAACAAGAGTAATAAACATCAATCATAATAATTCGATATTTTCTTTGATTTTGAAAAAACCATTTACCCCATTGAATTTAAAAAATGATGAAAATTACTATTCAATCTCGGATATCAGATATTTAGAAGAATTAGTTCTTAATCATTTGAAACTAACATCGATAAAACATGTTGTTTTGAATGATGAATTATCTGAAATTCATGGTAAATTTGGAAATTTAGATGTAATTATTATGTGTAAAGGAATAACAAGTGATTTATATTTCGCCAAAAGGGTAATTGAAAAAACTTCATTGACACTCAACAATTTAAGTGATTCGTCAATAAGTCATATAAATTCATTCAAATTCAATAAAAAACTCGCTAGATATCTCACTGAATATGTATTTTGGTTATATTCCATATATATTCAACAAAAAATAGATGAAAATCCAATAATTAATATAGAAAATCCAGATCAAGAATTAATAGAAGGATTTGTAAGAAAATTTATTACAATCGACACAAGTTTTTCTTATAAAAAAATGAAAAACATTTTCTCTATGCAAAACACTGACATTATAAGAAACGGAAAAATGGTAATCAACTCAAATGAAATTTTAAAAAGACTTTTATATAGTTTAAGACTTGAAATAACTAGAAATTTTCCATCGATTCTGATCTATAAAGATAATACTTTTTTAAGAAATTTTTATTTAGACACAGAAGATTTTGAAGATTTTCCAAATCAAGTTATTTTAAAAAACAGAGAATTTACTTTGAAATGGTTGAAAGAAAAGGAAGACAATATTGAATTTAATAAATATTCTTTGTTCGATTACATCAATCCCAATCTAACACAATCATATTTCTTCAAAAATGATTTAATTAGTAATAAGATTTTTATAGCTCAAAATACTAATAGCTTTGAAAATGCCACTCAAATTGCTATAGATTGGGTTAGAAAAAAATACAATTCAGGATATTATGTTGAACCTGAGGGTGATTTTGAATATTTTGATTGTAATTTGTTTTCATATGAAAATCCTTCTGAAATAAATAAATTTTTTGTAAACATGAATAACGAAAATTCATATGGTATTAAAATTGTTGGATACAAAATAAATGGTGAAAGTTATTTTACAACTCTTTTAAAATTTTAAAATTTTTGAAGCAACCCACCGCGCTATGACAGGTCTTCCTATCTTTGATTTATGACGTGGATCAACCGGCCATTTTTCGTTTGGATCATGAATTATAAACTCTATATCCAAATGTTTTATCATTTTTCCACTATTGAGTAATTTCTTGACATTTTCAAGAGTTTCATTTGAAAGAGATGAGTGATTGGGAAAAAGTCTAAAAACTAAAAAGGGTGATTTAAACTTACGAACAACCCTGAAGATGATATATAAAAAGAATTTATATCTTAAAAAGTTTTAATAAAAAAATTGATTTTTAAATAATACTAGATATTTAAAAATTTAAATAATGGAAAAAGAACCGCCTGATATATCTTATTATAAATGTGTTAAAACTTCTCTTAAAAGCATTACTAAAAACGACTTTGTAATATCTAAAATTAACGATACTACTGTTATGGCTAATAAAATTGTTATCCACTCTTTGCAATTTTTAAAGTTGTATCTTATTCATCTTTATGATAATAATGAAAAACTACCTGTTATAAACAAGCAATTTATAAATTCCATACTTAAAACTGTTTGTTCTTCATCTTCTAAAGGTAGACCTCCAAGTGAAACAACCAAAGGTATAAAAGATACTCTTAAAATATTTTACGATTTACATTATAGAGAATTGCAAGAGGAGGAACTTAATTATGTTCATATGAATACTATTTTAGATTATCTCTGTATTGATATTATCACCATGTACGAAAATAATATAAAACAACACTTTATAGAGTACATTGAAAGATATGTTAATATTGTCTGGAAAAAGAAAGCTATGTTAAAGTTAATTAAAAAGAAATATAAAACACCTAATATAAGAAATAAGTTTGTAAATAAAATTTGTATTCAATTAAGAAATATCAAAGAAGATATTATCAATAACGAAAGAAGTAAAAAGTCATCAAAAATATATCATTCATGGATTGATAACGAAATTAAACATTTATTACCAAATAAAAAGTTTCAAAAAGATAGTGTTCATTATGATTTAATGTGTTCTCCACAAGATTACCTACCAAATATGTTTTATATGATGAAAAAAGTAGAGGAGTACGGTGAATCAATTAATAACATATGTCCTTTAAGAAGTGATGTTATACCTAAATATATTCGTATTGATAGAACTACACTGGTACATCTTTTATTTACTAAAAAAGAAGGAAATAAAGGTTATTATACAACGAAAGGTAACCTAGTTGAAAACCAGGATAAAATATGGAAATTCTTTTTCAAAACAGAAAAGAAATGTTTTCATCTTGAGGACGATTATAGGTATAAATTTCATCATATGATAGAAACAGATGGTATTGGTTGTAGTATCTTACTATTGAGAAAAGATTTAGTTGGTAAGAAAATAAAGAGTCCAAAGGTAAGTTTGAACACCGAAAAATATATAGATGAATTAGAAGATAAAGAATATAGTATATTAAAAAATCAAAATATAGTTGCAATTGATCCTAATTTAAGTGATTTAATTTATTGTATCAACGATAAAGGTCAGAAATTTCGTTATACACAAGATCAAAGGAGAAAAGAAACAAAAGCAAAGAAGTATAGAAATGTATTACAAGAAAATAAATTAAACACGATTATAGATGATAAAAATATAGTTGATTATGAAACTGAATTAAGTCATTATAATAAGAAAACTTTAGAGTTTATAGGATACAAAGAGTATATTAAACATAAAAACAAGGTGAATATTAAAATAAGTAATTTCTATACGAAATACATCTATAGAAAATTAAAATTAAACAGTTATATAAATAGAAAGAAAACAGAAATGTTAAACAGATTTGAAAGTATATTTGGAAAACCATCTGATACTATAATAGGATTTGGAGACTTCGAACAATATAAACATAGAAAATATAAAGAACCTATTAAAGGGAAAGGATTTCGAACTTTATTTAGAAAAGCAGGGTATAAAGTATACTTAGTGGACGAATTTAGAACTAGTTGTAGATGTAGTTCATGCGAAGGAGAATGTAAAACATTTAGAGAATGTGATAATCCAAGACCTTGGAAAAATAATCGTATTATAAGACATGGACTTATCAAGTGTAAAACTTGTTTAGGGTTATGGAATAGAGAT